TCTTGATTTACCTGCCACTTCTTGTACAGTGAAATCTTGATCTTCGTGGATTGCAAGACGATCTACGAATCCAATGATTGAGCCAGCTTCTGCAATTACAGGAAGCTCTACATAACCATTAGAAATATCAGTGGCGGTCAGATCAAATGAAGCCTTATCCCAAACAATGTTTGATTTAAGACCTGAAGAACCTACTGATAAAGAAGCTCCATCAAGTTTAATGTCAAGTTTTCCAGTAGAGATACTTTTCTCAATACCAAAACCTGCAACGGCAGAACTGATCTGTAACTCAGCTACAGCATTGTCTGCAATCTTATCATTAGTTACAGAGTCATTAGCCAATTCAGAAGTATTAACTCCTGACATAGGAATGTAAAGTTGATTAGAACCATTGATGCCGATACGAGTTCCGTCAACTTTTACATCAAGTTTTCCGCTGATGCCTTTTTCCATTGCAAAACCCGCAACAGCAGAACTAATTTGAAGTTCGGCTACGGCATTGTCCGCAATTTTGTCATTAGTTACTGAATCGTTAGCAAGTTCAGAAGTGCCAACACCAGACATAGGAATGTAAAGTTGATTAGATCCGTTAATGCCAATTCTAGTCCCATCAACTTTGACATCTAACTTTCCAGATATTCCTTTTTCCATTGCAAAACCTGCAACGGCAGAGCTAATTTGTAACTCAGAAACAGCGTTATCAGCGATCTTGTCATTAGTTACGGAATCGTTGGCAAGTTCAGAAGTTCCAACCCCTGACATAGGGATATAAAGTTGGTTAGAGCCATTGATGCCGATTCTAGATCCGTCAACCTTAACATCTAGTTTGCCAGAGATACCTTTCTCCATTGCGAAACCTGCAACGGAAGAACTGATCTGTAATTCAGAAACAGCGTTGTCGGCAATTTTGTCGTTAGTTACAGAGTCATTAGCTAATTCAGAAGTTCCAATCCCAGACATAGGAACGTAGAGCTGGTTAGAGCCATTTATTCCAATTCTAGTCCCATCAAATTTTACATCAAGTTTTCCAGAAATGCCTTTCTCCATTGCAAAACCTGCAACTGAAGAACTAATCTGAAGTTCAGCCACAGCGTTGTCTGCAATCTTGTCGTTAGTTACTGAGTCATTGGCAAGTTGACTTGTGCCAATCCCAGACATAGGAACATGGAGTTGGTTAGAACCGTTTACGCCGATAGTAGAGTTATCGTAAAGAACATTGAACTCTGTTCCAGTAAGAGAAAGAGCATCTCCTGCTGAATATGTTCCAGCACCTGAGAATTGTACGAATTTTACGGGGGTAGTTCCTACTGTAGCAACAGTTTCGCTCATTACCCACCCAGTGTTTGCGTACTGAGATCCGCTTTGAACAAAGACAAAGTCTCCACCAGCCATCTCAGTCGGAGTGTCAAAATCAATAGCTCTTGTAAGCCTTGTGATGTCGCCACTTCCATTAATGTGAGCAGATTCTTTAATGTAATAGATACCATTTTCAGGATCTAGGTTGCTTCCATTTTGAAAAGCTACAATAATTCTATCGCCTACGTTAAATGAAGATACGCCATCGATTCCTGCAATTGGAGAACCGCTGAAATTTAGGAAAGCCCCAACACCATCAACACCCGGATCGTATGTACCGTCAAGGTCAAAGTCAGCAAGTAGTCTGACAGGAGCATGAACATGAAGACCTTCAGCAATTGCATCAACATATTGCTTAGTAACTGCATCTCTAGGAGCTTGAGGATCTGCCAATCCCACAATATTATAATGTACTCCCGGAGAAGTAGACATATTTAAGTTGCCCGCCATTGGACGAGAACCGTCTAGAGTTAGATAATCATCTTGTAGATCTTCTAATGCATCAATATACCCCTGTAAAGTAGTATCGGCATTTACTCTATTACTAGTTTCTGTTGTAAGGTCAGTTCTAGCAAGGTGTAAGTTTTCATCTAAAATGGTATCTGCATCTGCTAAAGAGGTGGCTACTTGAATGAAGTTAGCAAACGAATTAGGTAGGTAATCTCCGTTAGTATCTAATCCAGCTCCTGCTTGAGTGTCATTAAGTTCCGACTGAATGTCAGCTATTGCAACATCTAAAATAGTGGTAGCATCGTGTATGCTTGCAGCAGCTGAGATGTAATTAGAAGCTACACTTTGAATATAAGTTCCATCTCCAGCTAATCCAGCACCTCCTTGAGTAGTATCAAGTTCAGTCTGTAGTCCAGATAGTGATCCTGAACCTCCACCAGAGATTGCTTCAACGGCACTAGATAACTCTTGTAGAGCTTCTTTGATTGTAGAGTTAGGTGAAATAACCGGGCTTGTTCCTGTAAAAGTTCCTAAATCATCAGAATCAACAAGTACTCCACTAAGAGTTACTAAATGAGAAACGTCATCTACAACAGCACTTACTGCATTTGACCTATCAGTAATTTCTTGAGCAAGACCGTCGGCTACAACTTTAATAGCTGCATCTAAATCATTATCAGCATCTGCTAAAGAACTAGATGTACTAATGTAGTTAGCTGCACCGTTAGCAATATAAGAACCATCCGTATCTAATCCAGCACCTGCTTGAGTAGTGTCGAGTTCTGATTGAACAGAGCCTACTTCACTATCTACGTAACTTTTAACGGCTTTTGCAGAAGCGATAGTATCATCAGAAGCAGATACGCTTGATAAATCTGTATCTAATACGCCTGATTTAAAATTATCTACTTCTAGGTTAGAAATAGTGTTGCTATCTGCGTCAATAGTCTTATTAGAGAGAGTTTGAGTGTGGCTGACAGTAACCACTTGAGCTTGAGCTCCAACTTCTCCAATTTTAAACTTTGAAGCTAGAGAGCTATCAAATGAGACAGCTGCATCTGTAGCATCGGACATTTCAACAGTAATACCTGCCCCAGCTGAATCAGCAGAAGCAACTGTACCGTCTTTGTTAACTACGACATTTGCATCCGTAACTTGTAAAGTAGCGGATTCAATACTAGTAATCGCACCTTGGACTACTAGATCTCCTTCCACTACCACATCGCTAGGAATTACTAACTGATCGGTTACGTTTAATTTAAGTACTTCTACTTCGGTATTAGTAGAGTCCTTTGCTCGAACTGCTTGACCTTGTTCAAGTAAGATTTTATCTCCATCTACTTGATTGTCGCCAAGAAACTTTTTTTGTAATTGTTGCGCCATATATATTCCCCTCCCAGAGATTAATGCTGAATTATCAGTATATCATTTTCTTCTAAAAAATTATCTAAACCAAGTCCTGACCAAGACAGGACATTTCCCGTAACTTCAAAATCTACTCCATTTAGCTGAGTAATCCCACCTATCGGAGTTACACTTACTTCCGATGCATATATAGGAGTCATAGGAAGTAATAAAAAACCATCAATCAAATTCTGTTGAGTAATTACAACAGTATAGCTTCTATAATTATATTTACTACGAGGTATCCAGTCATCTACATTAGACGTTCCCACTGAAAAAAATTCTTCATTAGTAAGAACATTTATCCAATGTATCCCAGCTTCTGGAGGTGGGGTGGTCGGGTTCGTAGTTTTTCTAACAATGTGTGGACTAATCATACAAAATAATCATCATCCTGATAAAGAATTGAGTCCTCGTCAAATAGTATATCCGCCGTACCTAGCGGAATAACTGAATCATCTATTTCGATAGCTATACTTTTAATTACCTCCTGCCTCGTAAGAGGTTCTATAACTTGATCAAAATTGCCTGTAAAAGGATTGAAAACATATTTCATTTCTAGATCCTTTCGACAGATTCAATATTTCCCTGTGCGTTATAGGTAATTATAAGAGTTACTAGTAATTCCCTACTCTCCCCAAATTTCTGCACAAATATTAAAAAACCAGAGTTTACATCTAGTGCAGAACTAGTTATACCTATACTGTTATTTGTAACAATTAAGGTGTCGTTATCTATATTTGTTATAAATTCAGATGTTAAATCAAGTACTGATTTCGTATTTTGAGCAACTGTAGATGCTGAAGACCCTGAGGTTATATTTACCATTAATCCAGTTTTTCCCGATATAGCCGGATCAATTCCAGCTCCACCTACATTGTACCATACATAATATTGATTTTCATTTAGTGCTGAGTTTATAAAAAAATATTTGTTATTAAGAGTTTGACTATCTGCCCCTTCTGTATTTTTAATATACAAGGAAGTGTTAAAATCATAAGAACTAGGCTTAATTCCAGAAGAACTACTTGAAATTATTACATAATAAGAGCTATGAGCGGCTAAGAAGTTGGCATCTATATCCATAGCTTGTGCAGTTCTATTGGCTATAGTTTCACTTGTGTGAGTAGATAGCAAGCTTACTTGGATACTTCTATAGGTTCCTACAACATCGGGTTCAGTATTTGAAAAATCAACATTAAACCATACTTTTACAGCCCCTACATCATCATGCACTACGAAGGCTTTTCCTGCTAATGAGGCTGGAGTTCTATTTAAAAATGCAAGTATTGTCTTGTGGGCAGATCCTAGCAAATCTCCTCTAGTGGAAATTCTAGTTTCTTGATACGCTCCATTTGAATAATATTTTGCATCTTTTATATTACCAGTTCCAAATCCTGTGGTGTAATAAGTCAAATCCACTTTACCATATCTGACGGGTACTAAACTATTAACCGCTACTATATTAAGTGCTTTGGCTTCCTCATTGTGAGAAGAAGTAATAGAGTTGGTATAATCTAAAGAAGTGGGCTTGTGATTTTTATTCATAAAATCTTATATTATTATAGCATACTAAACACTAGTTGTAATTGCTCTAAATTTAATAGTTGCTGACGTAAATCCCATGTACGAAGAACTAGTGTATTGAATTTGTCCCGCAGGAGTTATAGTAAATTCAATCCCAGATCCATCGCCCTCTGAATTTATTGAGATAACCCAATCAAAAGTTTTTTGAATTCCTCGTATTTCAAAAACTTCATACAAACTATCAATAGCACTTATTTTAACAGATACTAGAGCATTAAAGGATCTAACTATACTATTATCAAAATAAAGCCCACCAACATCTGCTGGGGTTGATTGATTACTGAGAGCAGAAAAACTGTTTTCTATTATATCTCCAGAAGAACCTAGTGCGGCATTTAAAGTTTGTAAATTTACTGCATCTAGTGAGCTTGTAGGATTTGCAAGATTAGTTAACTTAAATCCTCCCATAGATTGAGGTCCAGTAAAAGCTACACTGCCGTCTTTTTCTATAACTACAGAAGAATATGCTCTACTATTGATATCATTTTGTAAACCTGACACTACAGAGTCTATCTCAGTTTCAGTATAAAAAGAATCTTGTGCTCTAGCTTGAGTTAAGTATTGCGGATGGTCGTCATTTGATAGTCCAGATAATAATCCGTGAGTAGTAGCTTCTCCGGCTGGAGTGTATAGTTGAGTTCCTCTAAAATCTACATAATCTCCGCCATTAACTGATCTTACTATAGCTTGTGGAGTATTACTAAATGAATCAGATGATTCTAAAACAACGCTTCCAATAGGAACAAATTCTGCAAAAGGAAGTCCTGATAAGGAACTTATCTCGCTAGCCGCTGCTAATCTTGCTGCAGTTACATTTCCATAGGTAGAAGTTCCTTGTATAGCAATTACGTGGTCATCTATATCATTTGTTGCAAAGTAGTGTATTAAAATAAATGCGTTATTTGCTATCTCCGTTAGCTGCCAAGTGCTCCCAGTATATTCATTGTATGGAATTCTTCCAGATGATCCAGTATATCCGGCAGTTCCACTATAGATAAAGGGAAATGAATCCGGAGATTTTCTTCTCCATAGTTGTCCTTGTCTATAATATACAGGAATTTGAGATTGCGCTGGTAGAGTATGGATAATATCTTCATCTCTAATATGACCTGAATCCGAAGTAAATTGAGCGTCTACGTCAGAATTACCTGCTCCATTTACTGTAAAACCTTGGAGTGCTAAACCCGATAGATATCTAGCTCCGAGAACTGTATGGAAGTATGAATGTGTTTCTCCATCCATAGTAATTCCATGTCTCTCTTCTGCAAAGTAAACATGTTGATTAATCTCAGAATTCCAATAAACTATAGCTACAAAAGCATATTCTTTTATAATTTCTGCTGTAAATACCGTAGTGGAAGCTAAATCTCCATTACTGTCATAGTAAATGTAGTGATTACCATCAGTGTTTGGTATAATTAGAGTTTCTGATAAATTTTTATTATATTTTACTCCTTTTATATAAATATCAAAAGAAGTAGAAGATGGTTGAATTGTAAATTCTCTAGTTAAATCATCAAAAGATAGTACAGAATCTGTTCTATTTACAAACCCAGTGGGTTCCTTTGTATCTGTAAATATATCATTGACTGCCGATCCTCCGCCTTCAACAGAAGATATTCTATCTGCAAGTTGATCTAGAGCTGAATTTGTTAAAGAAGGGGTGGGAGACCAATCTGAAGAATCAAGAGGAGAGTATGTTACTGAAGATGCGCTTGCATTACCTGCAATCCAAGTAGATCCATTCCATTTGATTACCTCTCCTGAATTAGCTCCAGATTGAGTAATGTTTGAAACAGGTATATTTGCTAAGAGTACTTTTGTATAAGTGCCCGCTAATCCACCCAAAGCATCCGAAGCTGTGTCTATTTGTATAGTAGGAGTATCTCCCATTACCACATTTCCGTATGCAAATTCAGATGCTCCAAATAAGTTGCTATCTAAGATTCTTAAAACTGCTGTGCCATATGCAGTTACTGAAGATACAAACTTACAATTTTCAAATATAAAAATAGGACTGTAGATATCAATATTAGAAATAATTAAACATTCGGAAACATTTCCTGCTCCGTGGCAAGTTCCCCCAAAAATAGTACTTTCTGAGATAGTTAAAAATACGTTTGCATTACTATCAATTCTATTTATACTAGTAACTGTCTGCTTTAGTGTTATCAATCCACTGGTCGAAGAAGAAGCATCAATATTTAAAGAGCCTAAGTTTAACTCTTCAAATAATATATCTACATTTCCAACAGGGGAAGTATAGGAAAATCCATTAGCTACTATTACGGACCCTTGTGAAACACCTTTAATTGTTATGAACGCTAATGTCGAAGGGATTACTACTTGAGGTTCTGTGTAAAATCCGGGAAGAATTGCAATTACAGAGGTGCCAGAAGCTGCTGCTATAGCATCTGCAATAGTTGTAAATGGTCTAAATAAACTTCCGTCTGCTCCAGACAAAGAAGCCGTGGAATCTACAAATAAAACTCCAGTAACGGTAGAAATATTTTCTACCCATTTCTTAGTGGCAGCGTCCTGTGGAGATACGGGATCTAACACATTTTGTATAGTGTGATTGACAGCATCAATACTACCAGAAACATTTTGATTTAGATATACTACTTGTTTTGAATCTAGTGTAATTGACCCATTTGGTCCAGTTCCGCTAGACTGACCTGCTTCTAGGATAATATTGGCAGGATTTCCGTCTACGTTGCTACCTCCAGTAAGATATATAGAACCTGCAGAATCTGATCCTTGAGCATCTCCTGTAATTAATTTTACATTACCGCTAGACTCAGTAGTTTGATTGTCAGACCTGATTTCAATATTAGAAGTAGAATTTAAGCCGTATACAGAAAATTGGACATTTTCTCCAAGCGCACTCATATTGAGCGAACCTGTCATTGTATCTCCAACTTTGTCCACTTTTAAATCAAGGGCATCTTGAGTATCATTGCTTATAGGTTTATCCGCATCACTTGTATTGTCAACAAATCCAAGTCCAATATCAGTTTTATTTAAAGTTACAATTCCTACTTTTGAATTTACGGAATTTACTTCAGAAGGAGAAATTTCAATATATACAGATCCTGACCATCTATAAGTTTTATTAGAATCCAAGGCTACGTATATTTTAGAAGATTCTCCAATTAAAGGAAAAGACAACAGGTCTGAGTACTCCTCTACGTCATCAACAAAAGAAGGAAGATATAGTGCGTCAATTTTACTAAGTGAGTTTAAAGGGGCTACTCCATTTGCAGCGCCTTTTTGAGTAGAGTCTATTTTATTTGATAAATCTCCTTCTACTGTTGTTACTCTATCCGCTAACTGATCTAATCCTCCGTCTAAAGTAGTCGGAACTGGAGACCAATCTGAAGATTCGGATGGACTGTAAGTTAGAGCTGCTGTAAAATCAATCGTCTTTGTAAGATTATCGCCGACAATACTTATGCTTCCGTCAGAAGAGATAAGCTCTAAATTTTCTATATTGGTTAGATCATCGCCGGATGGAACACCTATAGTATCTATAGCAGATCCCCCGGCTTGGTTAAAAGATGTAGAAATTACTTTTACAAATTGTCCGGTAGAAGAATAGGAGGTACATTCTATTTCAACTTTTTCATAAGTAAAAACCCCCACTACGGAATTTGTATTCCCAGTAAAGGTTTCTAATACTGTATAATCTGTTTGACCTAGTATCTTAGCTCTTACTACTACTTCATTTCCAGAATCAGCGTTTTCAATAACTATTCTAATCTTGGATTCATCCGTAACATCTAATTGACCTACTATTCCAGCAGATGTTATGTTCTTATTTATCCTCATTTTTATGTCCATAACTACTCCTTACTATTCATTTTCTTAGATAGAGATCTGCCAAAATATAAAGACGCACATATTATTAGTAACTGTAAAGTGTTCTCTACGTCAACTCCATCAAATATTTTTGCAAATTTATTTAATAAAGAAAATAAACTTAACAAAAATGATATTATCAATAAAGTCAAAGATACACTAGGTTTTTTTTCTACAGGATCTTTTATAAAAAATAAAGGAACTCCTGACTCTTGTAAGTTTTTTAAAAATTCTTTTGAGTTAGACGGAACTATTTCTCTCCTATCTTCTTGCTTTTCCCCCAAAGATCTCGACATGCCCAATACTGGGCGCTTAATTTGCTTTTTGCTTGATCGCATTTATGCCTCGCTCTGAAAGATTTCTTCGCTTCTTTTGAATAATTATGCTTGTATCCGTCAGCTCCATAATGAACAATTTTTTCCTGTCCATTCTCACAAGCTTTTACCATCTTTTTTTTACCCGGTCTTGTCGAAGATCGAGGAGTATTACAAGCCAGTGCATCTCTTAATTTTTTAAATTTCATAATTTACCAAAGACTTCTTTTTTTTCTAAATTCTTCTTGTTGTTTTTTCTTCTTTTCCAAGTCCTCTAAAGTAGTATCTTTTGTTAATCCTTTAGTATAATCTTCAAAGTGCTCCTCTTTTTCATTAAGAGTTTTATCATCTTTTTTTTCTTTTAAATATTTTTTCCTTAAAGTCTCAAACATAATTACCCTTCTCCTTTAATTTTATCTCTTAATTTTTTAAATCTAACTTTGCCATATTGCCTTCCCTCTTTTGTGGCTTTGTTTTTATCATATATAGCAAGTTTTTTTTGAGAAGGGGTTAGCTCTTTCCAAGTTTTAGGTGTTTCGGATGATATTTTTTTTGAAGGACGACACTTTGGAACTGTTTTTAATTTGCCAGATCCGCACTCGTTTCCTTTTTGATCAGTCCATTTTTCAGCAAACCACCTTTTTAATCCTTTCATTTGTATGTTCCGCCACGTTTCTTATATTCTTTTACAATCCAAGCAGAAGCATATGCAGAAGGAAATACTCTAAATTTTTTTTTAGCTTCCATTTTTACTCTCGCATATAACTTTGGATCTGATGGCTTATTCATCTATTCCTCAGAACAGTGTTTACAGGATTTTTCGGAGCATCCTTTGCATCCAATTTTTCCTCTTAGTTTTTTAAAGCTTTTCTTGCCAACATTTCCTTTGGTATAGTCTGCAGCCTCTTCTTTAGATAGACCCGGAGCCTTTACAGATCCTGATTCTACGGCTTTCATAAATTTAAACTGCTGCTTTGACTTTGCTGGCATAAAACTCCTATGGTTTGATCCATCCTATTTGATAAGATTTAAAAACAGGTTCTAATTTTAATCTTTGGAAGAATTGGTCAACTAAAAAATGTTTACCTAATTCTTCTGTATGTCTATCATCAACTACTACCATGCACCCAGAAGGAAGTATTCTCCATAATACAGCTAGTTCGCACATATGATGAAAAGCAGATTGCATGTGGATATCTTGTGACCAGTCGAAGCTATCTAAATATAATAGTCGAATGTCTTTAACGTCTTCTTCGGTAAGATTGTTTAAGTATGTAATAGAGTCTGAGCATACTGGAATTACATGTTTACAGTTTTTTTTAACATGATCTCCCGGTTCTGGTCTAATGTCAATACTAAAAGCTTTATACTTTGGTTTTTGATCAATGACCCAATCCCAAACAAGGGTAGATCCTCCGTCAGTATCAATCTGACACTCTGGACGAAGAGATCCTGTTTCGATAATTTTTCCATCTTCAAATTTATCTAAATGTTCTAGCATTATAAGATTAGTAAGTTGTCTTACATTTATTCTAGAATAATGTTCTGTTTCCATAAATTTAGATGCTAGCATTTTTCAACTCCTTGTAAAAATTTGCTACTTCTAACGGATTCGGTAATAACTTTTGTACAATAACAGAAGGAAGTGAGTTTAGCTCAATTAACTTACAGTTATTAAAATTTATATTAGTATAGTCTCCTAGATATCCTTTTGCAAAATTTTTGCTTTTATATCCAAATTGCTTATTTCTGTAATGGGTGATATATGCTTCGTGTTTAATTGAAGCTATGAATCCTATGAAAGCATCACCTGCTGCGGCAATATGAATAGCTGCAGAGTCGTTTGAGTATAAGTATTTACAATCAACTAGTAATTGAGAAAAATCTGTAAGAGACAACTTATCTCTCAAATCAACATCAGGAACTTCTGTAGTTTTTACATATCCACAATGCTCGTCTACCGTTTTACCTACTAAACAAATTTTAAATCCTTGATCTTTAAAAGCTTTTATAGTAGTATCCCAGTATTCTGGGGAAAATGTTTTACTTGGAAAATGTTTCCCTGCATGGATCACTATAAAGTCTTCTGCATTTTTAGAAACATGTAGAGCATCCTTATTCTTAATTGAATAAGGAGGTAAGTTTATAGTTTTATAGTTATCCGGTAATTGCCATCCAAATAGCCCCATTCCCCAATAGTCAACGCAATGGGTAGTCATATGTGATAAAAATTGCCAAATAAGATTCTCAGGTCTTTGAACACCTTCTAATACTAAGTATTCTTGTTCGTTGATCTTTTCTTTTAAGGGAATAATTTTAAGATTTAAATGAGTAAAAAATTCAGGATTTGCTGTCTGTATAGACCAGTTAATTCCTTTAAACTGATCAATAGCAAATCTTATAGCTGGCTCAGCACAAACAATATCCCCAAGTCCACCATTTATCTTAAGCAATACATTATTGTGAACGCCTCTATTCTGAGCTTCCATTTTATTTTGAAGAGGAAAATTTTTAGACATCATGTCTTGATTATACATAATACTCCAGCGTTATGTTATAATTATTACGAGCATTTAAATTACGAAATAATTGAATTCCTATTTTAGTTAAAAAATAATTAAAAGTATATGTTGTTCCGGGAATAACTTGAAAAATTGCTTTGTTTATAAATATAGAACCGGGTTGAAATATTTGACCTCCAATCATAGCAACTGGAGAAGACTTATTCTGTAATCCTGCTAAAGTACCGTCAGATAATCCATTTCCTAATTGACCTCCATTATTATCTCCCCAAGTCCAAGTGGAGCCATCTGCTTTAAGTGCGATAGATGATATGTCTGTTGAAAAATTCACAAAACTATGACCGCCAACTACAGCTACAGGTGAAGATTTATTTACTATAGTGTCATCTCCTAGTTGACCTGCACTATTATTTCCCCATGTCCAAGCGGAACCATCAGATTTAAGACCTCCTGAAGATGAATTAGAATTTCCAGATGTTAGCTGTATGAAACTATGCCCGCCAACTACTGGCACCGGAGAAGATCTAACTGAGGTTGTACCATCTCCTAATTGCCCAAATGCGTTAGCTCCCCATGCCCAAGCCGAACCATCAGATTTTAATGCTAATACAGAAGTACCAGAGGCTACTATACTTATAAAACTATGTCCGCCTATTACTTGTACAGGTGATGATTTACTTATTGCTGTACCATCTCCTAATTGCCCACTGGTATTAATTCCCCATGTCCATACTGAACCGTCTGATTTTAATGCTGCAGATATAAGTCCAGAACTTGCTATGTTGATAAAACTGTGTCCTCCAGTAACTAATACTGGAGAGGATTTGTTTACTACAGTATTATCTCCAAGTTGACCTGATGCGTTGGCTCCCCATGCCCATGCCGAACCGTCTGACTTTAATGCTAAAGTATTTGCGTTTTTGGAACTTATATTTATAAAACTGTGACCCCCAACTGCAGCCACTGGAGAAGACTTATTTACCACTGTGTTATCACCTAATTGACCACTTGTATTTTGCCCCCATCCCCATACTGATCCATCAGTTTTTAAAGCTGTAGCAAAGGTAGAACCTGCTGTCATTTTTATAAAACTATGACCTCCGATTACTGCTACTAATGAAGATTTACTTACTATCGTGTTATCTCCTAGTTGACCTTGTAAACTAGGTCCACATGCCCAAACTTGTCCGTTTGCTTTTAGAGCATATGTATTAAATCCAGAGCTTGCCGTTAATAATTTGAAATTATCATAAACTGAAACTGAAATATTGGTTACATTAGCTGGAGCTGTCCAGTTTAAAAATATTGAGTCTAATGTTTTTTTGACTAATCGCTTTGTCATACAATATATTCTATCACAATTGTTAAATTATTACCAAAAGTACTATTTGCTAAAATATCCATTCCTATTTGATTAAAAAATGTATTAAAACTGTAAGTAGTTCCGGGAGTTACGTCTATATTTTTTTGAAGTAAAGTATATGGTTTGGATTCAAATAAATGCCCGCCGATTACTTGTACTGGAGAGGATTTACTTACTACTGTATTATCTCCTAATTGACCACTTGTGTTTAATCCCCAAGCCCATACTGATCCATCAGCTTTTAAAGCCATTGAATGAAGTTGTCCTGCACTAATTTGAATAAACTTATGTCCTCCAACTATAGGAACTGGAGAAGATTTGTTTCCAATTGTTTCATCTGCTAATTGACCATTAGAGTTAGATCCCCATGCCCATACGGAGCCGTCTATTTTTAATCCTAGACAGTGAACATCTGAAGCTTCTATTTGTACAAAGCTGTGCGATCCTGTTACTGCAACTGGAACACTTGTAGAGCCTGTGCTAAGATTATCTCCTAATCTTCCACTGCCACGACTTCCCCATGCCCATGCTGAACCGTCTGATTTTAAAGCATAAGAGGCATTTCCTCCTCCTCTAATTGCTATAAAACTGTGTCCTCCAGCCACAGGAACTGGAGATGATTTGCTTAGTGAAGTATTATCTCCTAGTTGACCTCCAGTATTTATTCCCCATGCCCATGCTGAACCGTCTGATTTTAAAGCTATTGAGTGAGCAGATCCTGCGTAAATAGCAATAAAACTATGTCCACCAACAACTGGTACTGGAGATGATTTGTTTACTATAGTGTTATCTCCTAACTGACCTTGAGGATTATTCCCCCATGTCCACGCAGATCCATCTGATTTTAAGGCTACGTAGTGAGATGATCCGGCTCCTCCACTAAGGTATATGAAACTATGTCCTCCAACTACTGGCACTGGAGAAGATTTATTTACTACTGTGTTATCTCCAAGTTGACCATTAGTCGAAGATCCCCAAATCCATGCTGTTCTATCTGATTTTATTGCAGAAGGAGTTGATCCCATTTGTTCAGATAATTGTGTAAAACTGTGTCCTCCGATAACTGCAACCGGAGATGATTTGTTTACTATAGTGTTATCTCCTAATTGACCTACAGTATTAGAACCCCACGACCAAATAGATCCATTTGTTTTTAATGCTACGTTAGCATTTATTGAAGCGGATATTAATCTATCTGATTTATCATAAATTGACAAAAATATTTGTGTTACTCCTGCTGGAGCTATCCAGTCTACACTATTCATGCTAAATTCTTTTTTTACATATCTAGCCATAATACTCCAAAACTATAAATGAGTCATTTTGAGCATTAGGTACTATTACTTGAGATCCTATAGTCGTAAAAAAACTCGATATATTATATGTTTGTCCGGGAGTAACGTCCATTACTCTAGAAACATTATGCCTAATTCCAGATAAAAATAAATTAGATCCTGCTACTTGAATTGGAGATGACTTGCTAATAAGTGTATTATCTCCAAGTTGACCTTGAGAATTAGATCCCCACATCCATAAAGTGCCATTTTCTTTTAGAGCGCAAGAATGAGAACCTCCGGCACTTATATGTATGAAACTATGTCCTCCAACAACTGCTACTGGAGATGATCTTCTAGTAACAGTGCCATCTCCTAACTGACCCGATGTATTTAAACCCCAAGCCCATACTGATCCATCAGCCTTTAGAGCTAAAGTATGACTTCCTCCGGGATTAGCACTTATATCTATAAATGAATGAGCTCCCGAAGTTATAAATGGAGAAGTACTTATTGTGGTAGTACCATCTCCAAGTTCTCCATTAGTATTAGTTCCCCATGAATATGTACTATTGTTTGTACTAATTGCTATAGAAAAATTTAATCCAGCAGTAATTTTTCGATACGTACGAGTTCCACTAACTACAACTGGAGATGATTTTGCTACTGATGTGCCATCCCCCACCGAACCGCTGACATTATCTCCCCATGCCCACACAAAACCATCAGCTTTTAAAGCTAAAGTATGAACGCTTCCTGCTGCTAAAGATACAAAACTGTGACCTCCTACTACGGGAACAGGAGAACTTTGAGTTGTTATAACATTAGTTCCCTTTCCTGCTCCAGCTCCCCAAGCCCAAGCCTGATTATCACTCTTTAACGCTACACAAAAAATACTTCCGGCTGTAACTGAAACAAAGCTGTGACCTCCAGCTACTGCAACAGGAGAGGATTTACTTACTACTGAACTATCCCCAAGTTGACCCGAAGAATTTAGACCCCATGTCCATATAGATCCGTTAGATTTAAGAGCCGCTACGTTTGTAGTTCCTGCACTTATAGAAACAAAACTATGACCCCCCACTACAGGAACTAAAGAAGATTTATTAACAATTGTAGCATCTCCTAATTCTCCAGAGAAATTTCCTCCAGAAGATAATACAGCTCCATCTGATCTTAAAGTGTAAGTTCCATTTAATGCTAAGTCTGATAATCTATCAAAACCATCTGCGATAGTTATTTTTACTTTAGTTACCCCAGCTGGAACTGTCCAACTGGAATAACTTCTAGGGAATATCTTTGTTACTAAATTTTTTGACATATATTATAGTATCACCCAATTATTAGCACCATCGTATACAAAAGTCCAAGACCCAAAACTAGATTCACATATATAACTAGAATTTAACTGCTCTATTGTATGAGTTGCACTTTTTGTAATAGTTATGGCGTTTGTAGCAGAATTTCCTTTGTAGTCTTTTATTACTATACTAAATCCTGTAGCTGGTGATGTTGGAAGATTTATTGTTTTAGCTCCAGTAGAAGTGTCTACTAAAAGTAATTTTCCTAGGTCTCCAGTTACTACTGAGTAAGGAGTTGTATTTATAATAGATGTTGATGATAGAAAACTGCTTGTAGTGGTTGCGGCTGCTACAGCACTAACTCCAGATGCCGCTGCTTGATTTATTAAGATACTATCTGTGTCGATTGCCATCCCAACAGGAATTGTAAAATTTCCTACTGCAGCCGTTGAAGTTGTAAGTGTTCCTGTTGCTGATAAATTGTAAATTGTATTAGTTGTTAGGGAAAGGCTAGGAGATGTAAAAATGCCATCATACTGAACCTCATATATTGTAGTTGGGTCTATTGATATATCATCAATAGCAACTGGAGTTTGAGATCCTCCAAAAGAATCATTTTCCCATCCAAAAATTATTCTAATTGTTGTTCCAGAATAAGAATTTAAGCTAACTTTTCCTTGTGTCCAGACATTTGATGTGCTTGTAAATCTAGTGTTTGATCCTTCACTAGGAACTGAAATAATAGACGTACCTGCTACGGGATTTACTGTTAAAGTAGGGTCTATGATAACTTTAAGGCAATCAAAAATAGATTCTCCAGTCATCTTGTATCTAAAAGATAACTCTTGACCTGATGATGGAATTGTAACATCTTTATAAAACCAAACTACAGAAGTAGAGGATGTGGTATAAGCATTAGATACTCCGCCATCGTTTGATATGTAAGCAGAGTAAGTTCCTGAAAAAGAGGTGGCTGTTCCAACATGAAATTGATTTGTTTGTGTTCCATTAACCACTGTCCATGAATTTGTAGCAAAAAAACCAGATTCAAAATCTTCTAAAAAAGTATTAGATCCTACTGCTGGAATTACATTTTTTACAAATCCATAAAAGTTCTTTCTTGTTGAAGTAGCGTTAGCTAGGGCTATTGATCCGGGAGAGTTAACATAAACAGGATTTCCTACTAATAATGTTTCTGATGAGGTGTGAGAAGAAGTGTTAGAAGCAGATCCTCCGCCTCCACTAATAGTCAAATTTCCAGTTCCTAATATAGATGATCCGTTAATTGATTTAATATTAAGTCCGGATACAAGATAATCTTGTTTTGTGTCTAATTGATTTTTAGTTACTGCATCATAAAAATCAGAGCCATCTTGAAGGTTTTTAATTTTTACATTGTTTAAATCTACGAAAGATGCGTCTAAAGAAATATGACCTCTAGTTCCTACAAAACTTGCAACGCCTGTTTGAATTACAATATCTCCAGTGTTTCCAGCCGTAGATTGTCCGCTTTCAATACTTACATTTCCACTACTGCCTTGTAGGGCACTTCCAGATTTTACAGATACATTTCCGGAATTTCCAAAATTTATGGCTGCTCCAGATTCTATATTGACATATCCAGAATAGTCGGATGGACTACTACTGTCTGCGATACCTGATCCAATAATTACTGTACCTGATCCATCACCTACAGAATCCCCGGAAAACAAATATGCTCCACCGGATCTAGCCCCGTTAGTAAATCCTGAAGTCAAATAGAGTTCGTCAGAACCAGTAGCTCCTACCGTAGCTTTTGTTTTAATTGATGTTGTAGAAGACCCATCTGGCTCTCCTATAATAAGATCCCCTGCTTCAATGGCGTTGCCTGATGTAGGATTTATTATTAGAGTGCCTGTCATAGTATCGCCAGTTTTACTAACTTTAGCGGTAGCAACAGCAGATGCTGCTGCCGCAGATGCGGAGTCTGCGTATGATTTTGCGGCTGCAGCTGTTGGTAACTTATTAGAAGCTGCAGAAGAGCTTAAGTTTGTTTCTAGGGAACTCCCAGTTACTCCAGCTCCTATATTATTTAAAGCAACATCTACTAATATTTTGTTTGTTAGATTTTGAGATTGAGAACTTGTGACAACTTCTCTAACAGCTCCCTGAATATACGCTTTAATCTTACTGTCTGAACTATTATGGAATAAAGAACCTTCAAGATTGTCGCTTACGTCCGATAATTCCCCTCTTAAGAGTATACCTTTTATAAATTTTCTAAATGTTACAGCCATTTTAAAATCCTATTATGTTTTACTTACCGAAGTTGCTCTTATTTTTACAAATGCAGAAGTTTGACCTGCTAAATTATTAGAGGTATATTTTAATTGACCAAAAGTATCTATATCAAATAACACTCCAGAATCTCCAATTCCTTCTTGAGATATCTGCCAACTGCTCCCTAAGTTTAATCCTTGAAGTATAAAAGTTTCGACTATCTCAGGAGAAGTTCCTGCAACTCTAAAAATAGTTCCAGATGCTTCAAAAGATCTAACCAATCCAGTATTAAAAGAAATTCCAGAAAGATTAGCATTTGTTATGTTATTTTGAATAGTTATTGTGGTTTCGATAAAATCATAAGGACCTTTAATAGTTTCAATAACTTCCGTAACTTCTTGTGCCCAACCAGTTACAGACTCTCCCCAAGGAGCTTGATCACCTTGTTCCGGAAAGTCAAATGGAATATTATTAACGGTTAATGTTACAGCCATGATGATACCTCATAATATATTTGTTATATTAGGAGAAACAAAAAAGGGAGGGCTTTCGCTCCTCCCCCTTTAGTGTTGCATTGCGCAACTGTTTGAAAATTAGATAGAAGCTGGGATATTTGTGAATACCAGCTGATGCCCAATCTTTGTACAGAACAAAGCTTGGTTGGTGTAACAACGGATACCTACACCAGCGTTATTCTCAAGTAAATGGAAGAAATCTTCATTGCTAAGAGGATTCTTGAATGTAAGATCCGTAGAACCTACTCTTAGGAATTGATCGTGGTTGATTGCATAAGCAAAACCTTCTTTAACAAAAATAGAAGCTACAATTGTCATTTTACCATTTTGAGAATAAAATTCTAGGGATTCATGACCTGCTTGAGCAGAAGCTGACTTGTAGCTTACATCAAAGCGACGAGATCCAGCTTGTTCAGTCATTAATTCAGCCCAAGAAGATGGGTTAACATAAACCGTAACGTCTGACTGAAGACCTTTAGCAACTGGCTTAGCTAAACCTTTGGCAAGTTTATTAAAGCTTAGAGCTGTAGCAGCGCAATCATGAGAGTTACCTTTCCAAAGAGAATATTGAGAAGCTGAAATTCCAAAAAGAGAACCACTGTTAGTGATAATTTTATGGAGACCTGCCATCTCTTTGCCTTTAGATCCGTATTCAAAAATTGTGATAGTTCCGGCAGCGGCTGCGCCAGCTGGCATAGCATCTACAGTAACTTGTTGAGTATCAAAATCTACAGAAACAACTTTACAATCTCCAAGAGAAGCGTCAGCTGAGTTGAATAGTTCAATTCTCATATTCTCAGCACCGCCCCAAACTCCCGGAGCCCATTGTCCAGCAGAAATATCAAGGACATTACCAGATGCGGTAGCTGTAGCTAGTCCAGATTGACCGTAAAAAAGACGGATTTCAAGTTTTTTAGACATAGAGTCCATCATAGCTTGAAAAATGTACTTTGTAGCTTCTTCGAAAGCTCTTTCACCAGCAGAGTCAGCAGCAAACATAGTATCAAAAGCCATCGCAGAACGAAGAACCATTTGATAACCACGGATAGAAGCTTGCTTAATTACACCCGAGATAGGTGGGTTAAGAGCAAAAGCACCTTCGTCTGGCTCAGCAAAGCTAACGCCGTGCTCCATACCAAGAATTACTGATTGGTTATAATCAGCGCCCGGACGCTTTTCTTTACGAACAAATTTAATAGCATTAAGAAGTTTAACGCCATCTGGGATTAAGTTTTCAAGTTTACCATCGTAAACTTTTTTGTATAAACCATTTAGGTTTTCAAGTGTATTAGCAGTAGAACTCATAATTTTTTCCTTTTACTTTTAATTATTACTTATAAGAAACTTCGATACAAACACTAGACGCAAGAGTACCATCGCAAGTTACAGAAACTGAGTTTCCTGAAACTGAAGGTGCTCCAGCAAGAAGAATACTCTCTCCAGTTGCACGATTAATAACTCGAACCTTCTGTACAGATCTTGGAGGTTCTTTCAAGTCAATAGAAATAACTCTAGCAGTTAGAGAACCAGAAATTGACACAATACCTGAATCTTCTGCAGACGGAGTTACTAAATTTGCAACAAGAAGCAATTCTTTTTGTTCAATTTGCATTTCTTGAATTTTTGGGTCTTTCGACAAAGTTGATGAAGCCATTTTTTTTCCTTTTTATAAACTTTTTATTTTTTTTATTTTGGTATTACATTGCATCATTCGATATTCCAAGGGCATTGCTTGCTTGGAAGTCTATTGAATCCTGTCTATCCAATTATATTTGTTAACCGCCTAGATTTTTAAAAAAGTCCTTAGCTTTAATTTTTTGAGGTTCTTCTTGTTTTTTATTAGAAACACCAGTATCTTGCGTTTTTAGAGGAGATTTTGGAGCATTTTCTTTTGGCTTAACTGCTTGAATTTGTTTATTTCTTATAGCTCTAATTCTATCTTTAGATACTAAAGTTTCTACTTCGTCGTCGTCCAATACTCCTAACATATCTGAAATATCTTTTTTGTACTGTTGTTTTACAAAGGGGATCAATTCTTGCATAGTTAGATCAATTCCATTAGAGTATGCAATGTAAGCTAAGTCTGCTAATTTTTTAGAAATATATGCAGATCTCGGAAGCTCTCCCACTTCTATAGCTTGGATTATTTCATTTTCTAATTCCATAGCTGCTTCATGTTGCAATCTTTGTCTTTGCTCCTCTACTCTAGCTTCTTCTATGGCTTGCTTTTCTGCTAACAACTCTTCGTATTTTCTTTTGGTTTCCTCTAATGCAAGTTGTTCTGGGGTTTTCTGGCTTTCTTCTAAATCTTGTTTTAAAATAGCTTCTGCCAAAGCTCTCTTTTGATCTTTCGATAAATTAAACTCAGGACTCATTACAATAGATAAAGGATTTGAGGTGAACTGTTCTAGGAATTCCCTAACATCCTGTTGAGTTTCCTGTAGTTGTTTTGCTGTAATGGCTCTTTCTTGAAAAGCTTGTTGAGCTGCTTTTTCCATCTGCAAAGCTTTAGTGATTCTATCTTTATCTCTTAAGTTAATTTTTTCTTTAACTTCTTTTCCATTTACCTTCAGAACATACTCTTCCCATTCTTCTTGAGACATTGAAGATAGTTCTTCCGGTTTTTGAGATTCTAATTTTTCAAGTTCAGCTTGATCTGATCCCTCAGAAAATTCAGACTCTTGAGACTCAACACTGTTTTCTTCTGACATACATTTCCTTTTACGCCCGTTCTAGGGTAGTTTTTAGAATAAGCATCGCTTAATTGCGGTAGCTTTTTTATGTTAGTTTTCGTATATTTTTATTCTAAACTAATATCCGTATAATTTTTTCTTCATTTCTCTTTCTGAGTTTTCAATACTCATAGGAGCAATTTCTTCTTCTGGAATTTCTCCAGACATCTGTAAAGCCTGTTTTTCCTTTATAGCAGAAGGATCTCCTAATAATTGAATTACTGGCTGAACTTCATTTTTTAATGCTGATTCATTTTCACTTCTAAGCTTTTGATCTTTTGGAACATCTTTTAAAAGTTTGCTTAAAAGTTGAAATTTTTGTTCATCTTTCATTTTTTTATCCTTAATCTCTTGATCTTTTTCGTCTTCTAAATTATCTAACATAATATCAGAAGGGGATAGTGCATGTCCTAAAGCACTATACTTATCTTCTCTCATTATTTTTTTTATTTCTTCTGGATCTTTTGTTTCAACTCTATTTTTTACATCTAAAGCAGCATCTGCAACCCCAATAGGGTCTAGTGCGGCTGCAGCACTCAAACCTGCTGCTAGGGTATCTCCTGATTTTAAAGATAGACCAGCCCCTACTAGAGGACCTATAAATCCTCCATAAGAAAGAAGTCTTGTAAAGGCAGAGGGTTTTAATCCTAGTTTTTTGCTTTGTTTTTTAATTTCATTTGTAGTTTTTGTATCTTCTGGTAAGTCTCTGGCTTCTCTTATAAGCTCATCAGTTTCGTAAATTCCTTTAGCATGGTGTCCTTTTTTGTAAGGTTCTTTTACTTTGGGATCGAAGTTAGGATATAAAATCCAATCTCCAGAATGTTTTATTTCATGACCAGCTGCACTAATAGACAAAAGTTTAGCAAGTTCATCACTTAAATTATAATAGTCTTTGTAAAATGATGGGTCTGGAACGGCTAAGTATTTAGGGATACCTCTTCCTCTAACTCTATCAGATTGTCTCAAGGCAACTCCTTGATCAACATCTCCAAACTCATCTTGTAAAGTTCCAATAACAGACTTAGCTTTAGTTCCTGAAGCAGATTCTTTGTATGGATTTACTACGTATCTTTTTCCGGGAGTTTCATCTTGAGAATAAATATCGTTTAAAATATCCGTAATATCTCCAGAAATTGGCATCCCTGATTTATCTAATTTTATACTTCCAAGAGCAGCATCTACTAGTGTTGCAGGATCTTGATATCCCAATTTTATAGCCTCAGAAAGAAGTTTGGCAGAATCCATTGAAGGATCGTTAGCAATCATACTTTGTAACTTTGCTATATCTTTGTAGAAACTTTTAGTCTTACTCATATTAGATATCTTTTTTAACTTGGTACTTTTGTTGTTGGTAAGGTATCAAAAGGAGCTGGTGGGGTAGCTGGCTCTGGAACTCCCGGTACAGATTGAGACATTGACTGCTCCGATCCTTCGGCTACTTGAGCTATTGAAGACTGTCCTTCTGAATTTTGTTCTGGATTATTTGCTAAATCCTCTCCGGGTTGCATTGGAGCAGGGGCTGGCGCAAGAGGTTGTTGATTTGTCATAGTGAGAACTGCAGGGTCTGTACTTCTTGCAAAGTCTATGTGCTGTTGTATATGATCAAAAATAGCAGCGCTCTTTTCAGGATCTACTCGAATATCTATGTCATTTAGAATAGTTCTATGTCTGAGGATATGTTCTTTATGATCGTCTATAACTAAAGCAGGAACAGATGTTCCTTGTATTAACCTTTCATTCTCTGCTTGAATTAAATTCGATTGATCTACTGGACTTTCCATCATTCCATCAATTCTTCCAGTATTAATAACTTGAGCATATTGTTGAATTGAAAACTCATCAGGCTTCATTTGCATTAATTGCTCTGCCATCTGAACTCTTCCTGCTGTTGTTCTAGCTAGAGGATTCCCAACATCAACAAGAACTCTATTGATATCTTTTATATCACTACCTTTAAATTCTACTAAATATTGTCTATTGTTAATTCCTACTATAGATGCTACTCTCGGAGCCAAAGCATAATCCTGAAGTATCTCAATAATAGCAACCCCTAAATCTTCTACTAATTGGACATATTGATTTTGCAATCCTGATTGAAATTGAATAGCCATGGATTGAACTAATGCTAATGAATTTCCAGATCTTAAATTCTGAGCAGGGTCTGGAGTACCTCTAGTTACCGAGTTAATTCCGGAAATCTGCTCCATTTTACTTTCTAATATTGATAAAAAAGAAAATGTTTCTTGAGAAGTTCCTAATAAATTCAAAGGTTCTGGTTTTTCAGTTCCCTGAATAATGTTTAATCCTCCTCCAAGATTAGTAATATCTATATTTGAACCAGTCTTTACAAAAAGATTCTGAGTTGCAAATGCTATATTATTTGACATGATCGAAGAATATAAGTGATTAATTCCTTCTTGCAATGGAAGTAGATCAAATAAATTTGAATATCCAAAAGCAGTCCCCAATATTTCATTCGGAGCCATTCTAAAAATAGGAATTCTTCTGTACGGAAGTGGTTGATCGTGAATTATAATATCATCAGATAGAAAAATCAGTTCTCTACCTTCAGGAATAGAATCACTTTTTCGGTGATACATAGTCCAAACTTCTACTTGGTCAGACTCGCTCTTTCTAAATACTTGTAGACTTGTTTTATCTGCCTCACTTTTTGTGGTCAGAGCCAGTATTTCTTCTTCAAACTCAGGGTACTTTGCAGCAAGATCAAATTTATTCTTATATGTTCTTACTAGAATCCAATCATGATTATGGTCTTCTCTATTGACATCAAAAACAACATCAAATGGAGAAATATTTGTAAATTTTAAATCTCCCTCGTAAATCTTGTCTCCTGTTTCAACATCCTCTTCGATTACGCTTCCCGAAGTAGCATCCCATTCTATTTTTACATAGCCAGACCCTAAAACAATACTCAGTTCAACTGCTTTATTTATATACCTTTCTAGTCTTTTTTCTCTCATGTAGTAATCTAATAGCCCATTTGCCAAAGTCACTTGGGCGCTAGATTTATAATCTGTGTTAGCAGCTCTTGCTTCCATGGAAGGTCGACTAGATGTAGTCATTACAAACATGTGTTGAGCTAAATTTCTAACGTGGTTAACTGGAAGTTGAGCTAGTTCTCCTTGCTCTCCTCCAAAGGTGATTGTATGACCAGAAGCCATATCTGTAAAGTATGCACCGTGGTATGCTGCCCAGCATGTTTTTAATTTTTCAAGGTAGCCGTTAGTTGTTAGGGTATTTTTCCAATCTCCAGCCTTTTCTAAAAGTACTGAAGCGGCTTCTTTACCCTCTCTAGCTGCAAAATATGTTTGTTTAGCCATTAAAACCCTCTAATAGTATTTGTTTAATTTTTCTTGTAACTAAACATACTTACAAGGTGTTGCTCAAATGCCGTCTTGGAAGAGTCTCCGAGTTTAAAAGCGGAGTCTCCATAAGTCATTCCATACCCTTTAGGATAAGGATTACGTGTATACGCTATGTTACGTATCAAATAAGCCAGTGCATCTATTAAATCGTAGTGTCCGCCGTCTAGAGATCTCTCATATTCTGTCTTGTTTTTATTCCAAGTTGCATTTTTTAAATGAAAAATCAACTGCTTACACTTTGGATTTATTATAATTCTCTCTTCAGCAATCAAAATTCGTATTTGATTTAGCCACGCATGTTTATTATCTTTAGCTGTAGGTATAAATGATATCTCATAATCTATAGATAAATCATTCAATAAAATCAAATTGTTATTATCTGCCACCCTTAAGAATGGTCTTTTTAATCCCCACAAAGCTTCCTCTGTTTTCTTAATCGAACTCGCTAAATTTGCCGTAGTAAACGCCCTTCCTTTAAAAGTAGCTTCATCTTCTATTACGACCTTACCCGTTACAAAGTCGTAATAAGCATATAATACCCCAGTTAAGTCTTTAACTCCAATATCCATGGAAACATAAGGATCAAAATAGGATGGTCTTTTATATTCTTTTACAATTCTAAATAATGTCTCATCGTTAGCCTCTGGTATTACAGCATGATCCTCATCCGTAATCATTATGTTCAAATACTCTCTTTTGAAGTCTACAGAATCATATCCCCCAACTTCTTCAGCAAATCCATCAATATCTTCTTTTGTATACCTTGGACAATCCCATATATTTCTTTTTATTAAAACTTCATCAAATTCTGCTTTTTTTACCAAGTCCCAGAATTCATGACCTTGAGATTTTGGAAGGGTGGAAATCAAAATCATAGGTCCTCTGGTCGTGTTTAGCTTCGGATATAAAACTGACCGCAAACCGTATTTTAAATCAGTCATAAATCCGCACTCGTCGACTATTATCATGTGAGCCTTAGGTCCCCTTGCTGATTCAATTTCTTCGGCATTAAAGCCATAAAGCTCTAGTTTACTTTTAGTAGAGGGGAAGATATAAGACGAAGAATCCCTGTCGAATCTTGGTTTTAAATCTTGAGGGCATGACTTAAATATTTCGTCAAATGTAGCTTTTACAATTTTTTTTCCTTGTTTTAGTCTTGGAGCAACATAGCATATTGTTATGTTGTTTCTAGATATTAGCTCTTCCACTGCTAACCCTAGTGCTCCATAACTTTTCCCTGATTGTCGAGAAAAAACAGCTACATGGGTTTTTCTTTTTTTATTTTTTAACTGATCTCTTAAAACTTTTTGATTTGAATCTAGCAAAAAATCTGATATCCTTCCTTTTCTCCAAAGGATTTCTCTTGCTTGCTGGGGACTTATTTGTAAAGGGTTATTGTTCGTTGGTGTCATCTACAACCTGTAAAGCCAGTTGTAGCAGTTGGTCGTTCGTTAAAGAATTTTCTTTTTTAGATTTCTTATCCTCAACTGCAGGTTTTCCCTTGATTAACATCAAGGACTTAACGTATATTTCAAAAGCTTTTACTTCGTTAAACTCTAATGGAGCAATTTTAGCCGACTGATATAATCTATTTATCTCAAGTTTACATAGCTCTTCTTCATTTGAACCTACTGCAATAGCAGAGCTAGAAAACTTATTGATGTCCTCAAGATGACGAAGCTTGTCTTTTACTTGAGTCAATTCTTCTTGAAGCTTCAAATTGACTTGAGTTAATTTCTCAGCGTACTTTTTTAAATCTTCGTAATCTTTGTTTGACATAATTAACGCTTATTAAAATTTACCGCAGCTTTAATAGCTTCATTTCCATTTTTAATTTTTGTAACTTCTAAAGCAAGCTCTTGCATCTTAATGTTAGATAACTCTTCATTTTTATTAATCTTATCTTCTAACTCATTTGATATTTTTTTGTAGGACAAGAATTCTCTGGATGTTGCGTATGCTAAAATGGCTATTAAACATATTGCGTCTGAATATGAGCTTGAGAAGAATATAATTCTTGTGACAAAGATACCCGCTAATATGAGTAAAAAATCATAATTCCGCATTAAATTTCCTATGTTAAAAATGAGACTTTGTGTTAATCGCTGGCATTTTTGTTAATTCGTTTCACTAGAAACAGTCGAACTTACATTGTCTCACTTATATTTGTTATTAATTTTGCGCTTGTAGATTTTCTATGTATAATATTCTTACTATATAGTATACCAAAATTCGCAGCGAGTTAAACGAGCTGCGATACGTATAATAGTATACGTAATGAATACCGTAGATAATACGGTAAATATACTAAATATTTAGATTTATTAGTAACGCACTGCATTTTACATAGAATTTTAAACAAATATATCTAAGGATTTAAGTATGATAACATTTAAAAAGAAAGAAAACAAGAAGTTAACTGAAAATTTTAACAGTAAGGAATTTGAGTGTAGTTGTGGGAAATGCGATATTCAAAAGATATCACAAGATTTAGTTGATAAATTACAGCAAGTTAGAGAAAAATATGGAAAATCTATAACTGTAACATCAGGATACAGATGCGAACATCACAATAAAGCTATAGGTGGAAAACCTAACAGTTCTCACATTGGAGGACTTGCTGCTGACATAGCACCTACCTTGATGAATATAGACGAACTTGATGATCTCTATGAGATTTGTTTCAATATATTCGATAACATAGGAGATGGGAGATCTAAAAAATTTATACATGTAGATATTCGACCTCCAAAGTCTACTGGTAAAAGGCATTGGATTTACTAATGAAAAAAATGCAAAAAATGAATAGCTTGTCTAAAAAAATATCTAAAAAAACAGGTTTGAGCATTTATGAGATAGATGCTATACTTAAAGTGGCAGCTTATGAGACAGTTGAGATCTTAAAAAAAGAACAAAGATTTTACTGGGAAGGATTTGGAGTTTTTAGAGTTAAAGTAACTGAGAATGGTATGGGAGTTTATATTAGATTATCAGAAGACGCTTATTCTAGATTAAATAGTGATAATAATGGAGATAGGAAAGATGAAATTATATTTGAATGATACTCAGAGATCACATCTCTTAGAGATTTTAAAAGCTTCTGAAAACAACGCAGTAAATGGGAAAGACTTAGAGCTGGCAAAAGCCTTTAATGAGCTTTATGAAAAAGTAAAACCAGAAAATGCGGAATATATAAGTTTAAAAAGGGCGGAAGCGGAAACAGTTTTAGAATTTTGCGACATAGTTAAGAAATCTTTAGATAATGCTATTTCTTTTTTACAAAAAGATGACTCCAGACCTAAAGAAGAGATAGACGAATTAAACTCAAAAGCTTCTTCTGCAAAAAAAGAGATAGAAGATGTATACGATCAACTTGATAAAAAAATTAGGAACAACCCTCTATGATTTCGCTTAGAAGAGCTCTACAATCCTATGAAGATGAAAGCACAGAGGATCTACCTTCAAAAGGGGATACTAATATATGGTACAAATACAAAACTACAAGTGGATTCTTCTATAGTCCTTTTGGAAAAAGTAAGCAAGAATTAAAATACTATGAGGATGCTTGCTCGATGTCAACCGATTTGAAATCTACGGATAGACATTATGAAGTAGTTACGGATAATTTAGCTATTGTATACGAAACAAATACTCCTCAGACAGAAGCAGAATCTTTGCCACTTGGAGTTTATTTTCATGAATACGGTAACTCTTCTACTCCAGAAAGATTAACCCCTATGACTATTCGACAAGATAAATATATCGACATCATGGATAGTTTGTCTGATCTTAGTATAAATATAGATCAATTTATACAAAATAAAAGCTTATACGAAGAGACATGTTCTTCTTACAAGTTAGGAATTTTACTTTTTGGTCCTCCGGGAAGTGGAAAAACAAGCTATCTACGAGAATTTATAAGAACTCAAGATGCTATTGTAATATTTATGGATGGAGTCCCAACAAGAAGATTTCTTGATAAACTAGAAAACTCTACTAAAGATAAATTAAAAATAATAGTTTTTGAAGAAGCCGTATCTTTGTTAGAATGTTCTGAAGATATTAGAGAAATGCTAGATTTCTTAGATGGATCAAAATCAGTTTCTAATGCAATATACTTTTTATCTACTAACTATCCAGAATCAATACCTGAGAACATAGTTAGAAATGGAAGAATAGATGTATTTGTGAAAGTTGATTATCCAAATTTTTCAGCTAGGAAGAAATTATTTAATTTATATCTTAATAGAGATCCCAGTGATGAAGAATTATTGTTAACTGATAATATGCCGATAGTTGATATTAGAGAAATGTGTTTTTCTCATAAAAAAACTGGAAAATCTCTAAAAGATTGTGCTAAAATAATAGAAGAGAAGAACAAAATGTTGAAAAGGCATTTTGGAAAAACTAAAGAAATTCGCCTTTTTTAAAACTACACCTATAGGAGAGTCATGAACAAGTCCAACAGACTGTTGAGCGAAATTGTTGCGTACAGAACTTACGCAAAACATTTAACTGCGTTTAATAGAAGAGAAAGTTTGGAAGAAACTTTAAATAGAAATCTTGGAATGTATTTGGAAAAATATCCAAAACTTAGCAGAGACATTATTAAAGCATTTAAACAAGTTCATGATTTTAATGTAATGCCGTCAATGAGATCTCTTCAATTTGGAGGAGATGCTATTTTAAGAAACAACGTAAGACTGTTTAATTGTTCTTTTGCAAATATCACATATCCTAGAATCTTTGCAGAATCTTTATTTTTGCTTTTATCAGGAACAGGATTTGGATACTCAGTGCAAAAACATCATGTATCTCAACTTCCTCCTCTAAGAAAACCAAAAGAAGAAGGTACTTATGTAGTTCATGATTCGATCGAGGGATGGGCAGAAGCTCTGAATCAGTTAATGAGCGCTTATTTTTTTGGATCTATACGTCCAATTTTTGATTTTTCAAAAGTAAGACAGAAGGGATCTTATTTAGTTACGACTGGAGCAAAGGCTCCGGGTCCAGAGCCATTACGGCAGATGTTGGTTAAAGTAGAAGAAATGTTACGTGGTTCTATTGGTAGAAAGTTATCTTCTATTGAGGTTCATGACATTATATGCTTAATAGCTGACTGTGTTTTATCTGGCGGAATTCGTAGAGCTGCACTAATTAGTTTGTTTGATAGAAATGATACTGCTATGCTAACTTGTAAACATGGTTCATGGTGGGAAAGATATCCTCACAGAGCCAGAGCTAATAATTCAGCAGTACTACCTCGAACAGAAACTACATTTGAGGAGTTTAAGAATGTATATGACATGTGTATTGCAAGTAATGCTGGAGAACCCGGATTTTTTTGGACAAATGATATTGAATGGGGAACTAATCCATGTGCTGAGATTGGTCTTCAATCAAACCAGTTTTGTAACCTTACCACGACTAACCTTACTGGAATAAAAAATGAAAAGGACTTTCACAATCGTGTTTATGCAGCCGCATTGCTGGGAACTTTACAAGCTGGCTTTACTGAGTTTCCTTATCTTTCTCAAAAATGGAAAGATGTCACGGATAAAGAAGCACTTATTGGATGCTCTTTTACCGGAATTGCCGACTCATCTAACCTTACAGGAGAACAACTTAGAAACGCAGCTAGAACAGTACTCGAAGTTAACGAAAAATACGCAAAAAAAATTGGAATCAATGTCGCTTCTAGGACTACTGCTATCAAGCCTGAAGGTACGGCTTCCTGCGTTCTTGGGTCTAGCTCGGGAATCCACGCTCGTCACAATGATTATTACTTACGAAGAGTAAGAATGAATAAAGATGACGAACTAGCTAGATATCTTTCTAAAGTAGTCCCGGAACTTGTGGAAGATGATATTTTTTCTCCTAGCGGAGTAGTAGTAACTATCCCACAAGAATCTCCAGAGGGAGCTATTACTCGCTACCAAGAAAGTGCAGAAGTTCTTTTTGATAGAGTAAAGCATTACTATAATAATTGGGTAGTTCCCGGTCATAGAGATGGAGCTAACACTCATAACATCAGTTGTACTATTAACTATAAACCAGAAGAAGTGCCTTTGTTATTTCATAAACTTTGGAATGACAGGTACGAGTATGCAGCTGTAAGTCTTCTTCCGTTTTCAGATGCAATTTACCAACAAGCTCCTTTTGAAGACTGTACAAAAGAAACATTTGACAAATTCAATAAGATGGTAAAGGAAATTGATTTGACAAAAGTACTAGAGATGGAAGATAATACTAATAGAGCTGAGCAATTAGCATGTTCCGGCGGTGTTTGTGAGGTAGCGTTTTAAAAATTAGGGAGAATTTTTATGATGAATAAAAAGCAAGCTATTAAAAAAACTAGAATATGTGAAACTCTAGTATATTCAAGGGTGGAGGATATTGCCACCCTCATTGATCTCCATTCTCAACTAGGAATGGATGAAATGGAAGTTTTTATTGATAAAAAGCAGTTAAATAAAATGCAAAAAGTACTGGATAAGAAAAAATTTTATTCAAGAGCTATAGAGTTTGAATCTCTACAAAACGAATGTAGACTTTACGTTTCTTGGATGTCTGAATTTTGACTATCTAGCTTTATTTTTCTAGATTTTCTCATTCTTTCCCTGTTATATATTTTATAACAAGAAGGGCACATTTTACCATTCCAAACTTTTCCACTTTCGTCTATAAATCTAGTAACTTCTCCTTTTAAGATAGGTTCTTTTTGTTTATCCTCACTACAAATTTTACAAATCATATTTGCTCCTTATGCATACATTTGTTATAATAGACTATAGGAGATTTATTTATGAATTTATTAAAAATAAAATCAAAGTCTACTAAAAAAATAGGAATGTCTATAATAAAGACCTCAAAAGGATACTATTTTGAATTCAGTTTAGGATATCGCAGTTGGATTTGGAGCTTTTAATGGAAGATAAATGTCCTTTTTGCAAGATTCCCTGTAATATGGAACACTGCCCTTATACTAAAACCGAATGTACTGGCTGTGAAAAAATTATAAACGGCTACGAAAAACAGATAAGGTATCTATTAGATACTATACACGACCTTGAGGACACCAATAGAAGGATCGAAAAACTAAGGAAAAAATATGATTAATTTAATAATAACACTATACTCTGTTCTGAATGGAATTGATCAAAGATTAGCATTTCAAGTAGCAAAAATAGAAAGTAATATGAATCCAAATGCAATATCTAAGACTGATGATTTAGGATTATTCCAATTAAATTCAAAGTATTATAAATTTCATAACGAAAACTGGGCATTTAACTATCAAACGAATACAGCTCTTGCTATGTCCGCTCTTAAAAATTTAAAAACAAAATGTCATCACAAGTACGACAATAGTTTTATGTTGTGTTATAATAGAGGGATAAGAGGTGCAGCTAAAATTAAAAATCCTAATAATTTTAAATATATTAAAAAGCTAAACATATTATGGAGTCTTTAGTAGGTGAAAATGAAAGTATATGTAGCAACTTTAGTGGACTTAGAAAATACAGTAATAGTAGGAGTTTACACTAGCGAAGATGTAGCTATGTCTAAGCTAGATAAAAGCATGGATGATCTATATGATTCCAATGAGGATCTTGGAGTTTTTCCCATGGTTGTGGAAAAATACATAGATGACATAGAAGATAAGGAGTTTACTTAGAAATGAAAGTAGAGCTTGTCTCGATAACAAAACCAGTAAAAAATGGAACTGAAATTTTTAGCTCCGAAGAATTGATGTCTTTTATAGCTAGAGTTTCAAATCCCTCTAATCAGATGAATACCAAGACTTCTAGTAAGTTGCTTGGGTATTGTATAAAAAATAAGCACTGGTCTGTATTTGAACATGTGAATATGACGGTTGAGATTACTACAAGTAGAGCTATAGCTGCGCAAATTTTAAGGCACCGAAGTTTTGTGTTTCAAGAATTTAGTCAAAGATATGCTGAAGCAGTTAGCAATGAGAAAGTTGAGGCGAGAAGACAAGACACTAAAAATAGACAAAATTCTATTGATGATATGGATGAAGAAGATATAGAGTGGTTTGAAAGACAGCAAGATAGATTGTGGGCAGAGGCAAAGGCAGAGTATGATGAGGCGATAAGAAGAGGAATAGCTAAAGAACAGGCTAGGTTTCTTCTTCCTTTATCTACTCAAACAACATTGTATATGACTGGAAATGTTAGAAATTGGATTCATTACATAGAATTACGTTCTGAAAATGGAACTCAAAAAGAACATGCAGATATAGCTATTGCTATAAAAAATATATTTAAAAATGAGTTTCCAAGCATAGCCAAAGCTTTAAGTTGGATTGATCAGGGGGGGGGGATAATTGATAAAGGATAATTTAGATGCTATACTGTTTTTAGGAGCAATGTTTTTTGTATCTTTTTTGATGGGAAATCTTTTATGAAAAGAAAAGAAGCATTGAAGATAATAGATGAGGAATATTCTAAATTTGTTGAGGAATGGATAAAAGCCGACATAGAAAACTTACAAGAATTTTCTCCTTTAAATGAAAGGATTTTGTCAGCGTTAGAAAAATCTGGAATGTTACCTCCTTTTTGTTATCTTAAAAAGATAGGAACTTTAGATACTGCATGGGAACCTGAAGATGACTAAATTAAAAATTAAGCTTATTTTGAGCAATATAAAAATAAGAAAACCTGTGTCTAAGAAGCCGAATATTCGTATGAAAAGCAAAAAAGATTATAATAGAAAAGCAAAGCATAAAAAAAGTTGTGATACTTAAAAATTGTGGTATTATAAATATAAGAAAGGGGTTCTAATGAAAAGATTTTCAAAAGTTAATGGTAAAGCAACAAAGTTAAATAAAAAATTAACAGCAGGGACGCTGGAATTTATTTTAACCAAAGCTGGTAAAATCTCTGCAAAGAGTATTGCAGCAATTATTCATCGACCTGTTAAAACAGTCCAAAACGTAGCCTCCCGTTTTGGTATTAGTCTACGGATGTCGTAATCTCCTCCAAAGGTGTCACATACCATATCAGTTTCGACCATGATGGTCATTATGTCATAAAAGTTGTGAGGTGGCTGCAAGCCTTTTTATTATGAAAGAAAAAATGGATTTAATTTTAAAAGGGTATCTATTTTCTATATTAAATATAGCTTTTACACTAAATGGATTTCCTGTAATTGGAATAAGTTTAGGACTAATAGCAGTTGTATATTTTATAAAAGCCTTAACTATTCGAGGTAAGTAAATGGAAATCATTGCTACAATAGCAGCGTTATGCCAATTAAATACAGGCGCTGATGGAACTAGTCTACTAGAACTTATTCAGAAAAAACAATTACAATGTCAACAGTACTATGTAAAATGTTTAGATAATCCAGTAAACAGAAATTATAAAACTTTATCAAAATGTATTGTGGATAAAAAGTGAAAAATTTAGGATTAACTTTTTTACATGGATTAGTAATAGGAATTTTTTTAAGTTTTTCTATTCTATCTGTGGTAATTGATAAGTACTTTATAAGCAGAGATACTTTTAGATTAGATGGCATATATCTAAATGGCAAAATTTATAAAATATGCGAGGATAGATAATGTTTACTCTTTTTTTTGTAATTATGAGTTCTTCTGGAAGTATCTCAGCAACCACTACGAATTTTGGTTCAGAAGCTGACTGCCTAAAAGCTATTAGTAAATTAGTAGATATGGAAGGTAGGAATAAGATTAAGGTTCAAGCAAGGTGTGTTAAAAATGGGTTATAATTTTGATGGAAAATTAGCAAACCAGTGTCCAGAAGTTCAGAATTTATCAGTCGCTAAAAGTGTCTGTGCTAAGTGCTCTAAACTTTTAGAATTTCCAAAACGTGACTGTGTTACTATAAATAATTTAAGTTATTTTACTTTTAGCTATATTGGAACTCCTCACTACATACATGAAACTAAAAGAGGAAAGTCTGTAGTATACTGTTCAGATTACTGTAGAAAAAAACATAACCATAGGTTTGCTAAAAGAACTCCCCCTAATGGGGGAGGTCTATCCTAGAATGGATTCTACTTTTATCACATATTGTGTTGCTGTATTTTTTGTAGTTCTGTATAATATACTACTCACCGCTATAACTGTTTTTGTAGCTTATAGTCTTATAGTATCTTTATTAAAAAAATAATCTATAGTTTATAAGATGCGTTACAAGGTAAGAATCCCATTGTCCTAACTGTAGGATAGGCATCATATAAAGGAGTAACATCGCTGTATATTAAGATATCATTTATATAATGCGATACTGCGATTCCATCAAATTCAATCTTGTAATGATTTGTACCGGGAGTTTGTATTATAATATTAAAAAAAACTGGGTATCCATCTTGAATTATATGAGCAGTTACAACTCCTGAATTATTTGCTACTTGAAGTAATCCAAAAGCACGATTTGTTGAAGGACTTGGAAAAGTGTAATCTACAATATCTGAAAATTGAGAAATCCCTACAAACATATTTCCTGATGATGGAGATCCACTCCAATCTATTTCAAAAACACAACTAAAATTATTTCCTGTTGGAAAGAAAGAAGAACTTTTTACTAAATCATAATCAAAAGGAGATCCTCCTCCAACACCTCCGTTAAGAGTTAAGGTCGGAAGATATACTGCACTATATAAATCATATTGAATGTAGTTAGGTACAACAGTACCAGAAAAATCAACATCAAAATCACCCGCTACTAATTCAGATCTTAGTATTTCAAAAGAGCCTTCGTCAAAGTCTTTGATAATAATTTTTTTAATTTCAAAAACATTCCTAGCTTTATCAGAAACTTCAAAATTAGCTGTGCATGGATTTTGAGATGCATTAAATTTTATAATTTCAGATTGTCCTCCTACCGTACTTTGATATACAAGGAATACACTTTTCCAATTTAAAGGATCGGAAAAGTAAGTATCTCCAGCGACTGACGAAACTGCTTCGAGTTCTGATTTGTTTAAAGTAAATTCAGTTGGAGATCCTTTAGATGGAGTTCCAGATTTTGTAATAATTGACATTTTTTCCCTATTTTATTTTAAAATTTTTCTAATTCTGGGATATGCTTGCTTTATTGTTGGTTTAGTAAGATCTTCTTCAGGATCTAATAAATCAGCAGGTCCTAACTTCCGAAGCTCCTCTTGTGCCTTATCAAAAAGTTGAGGATTTTCTTTTCTGGCTCTTTTTGTCATTTCTTCTATTCTCATCAGATCCACTTCGCTCCTAGAGTTATCGTTTATACTAGGAGTGTCCGCAACTTTCTCTGCTGCTTGTGCTCCTAAAGCTAATCCTCCAGTGGCAGCAGCGGCAAGACCTTTGGCTGCTAAAGATCCAGCGTTCGCTTTAATTAAAGGTGCAGCTGCCGACCAAAGCTCTCCAGCTTTTCCAGAGTCCATAAATCTTTTAAGCATTTTTTTAAATTCAATATCATTTATACCTTCTGCCATTCTTTGTACAAATTTTTG